CGGAAGATGAGGCTAATTGAACTCTCCAAACTGGGTGCACTCTCTCCTAGATCATAACTTCACTAGCGAACAGTTTGACACTCTACTTGTATTTATTATCTCCATATACTTTCATGTACAGCGGAGACATCAAAAGGTGTAGGAAAGTGTTTAGGATAGTCTACTGATCTATCAGTACACCATACATTCCATAGAAACTTACATCCACCTACATCTTTACATAATTTAATATACTCTATTGCCTTCCTACGTTTCACAGCATCCGAGTTACCAGATGTTTGAAACTGTGAAGGTGTACCTACAGATGCATCAACATCTGGTAAAAACTTACGGATATTATGAACATCCATACACCCGACCTTTCCTGCTACCAGTTGACAGGTAAAACCTGCTTTTGGTAGTCCTAGACCCGGAACTTCAAGGAAAAGAAGAAGCATGTCAAGTTCCATATCCTTTTTGTTGGAACGTATAATCTGCATCATACGATCAAACAAGTCTTGTCTATTCTTTCTTACATAGTCTAGACCTGTTCTTTTATTTCCCCAAATCCAAGAAGAGTTTAAGCCACGTTTACGAAACTCACGCATCATACGAGGTAACATACTCGTCTGTACTCTGATAGTCGAGAATACAAAGGCTATCACTAATTCTAAGTTTTTAGGACTCGTCTGTGCAAATCTACGAACCATCGGATTATGATGATTGTACATTTGATTCCTTCCTTACGAGTTAAAGTAGCGTGAACATTGCTATTAGGCACTTTGCTCTACGATTTTATCCTCAAAAGAAAACATCGTGGCTCTTACGCTCTCCAAGATGATACACGCTACTAAATTTACAAATTCTCACAGTTGAGTAGTAGACTAATTAGATTAAAATTAGATTAAGATACTGGTATAATATGACCAAACATATCTGTTGTAAATTCTACTTTCTTTGTGCGTGGACTGTGATACACATCAAAGTGAGTTGCCTCTGCTTTGATATTGTGTTGTGGATGATGACCACGACCACCAGCCCAATTTCTCCAACGTACACGTATGTCACTACGTGCACACTTAAATCTTGCTACTGCAAGTTTACGAGCAAATTCTAAATTCTCTTCGGAGTATGGAATATAACGTGCCATACTTACAAAAGGTTTAGAATCCTGAGTAGTTCCTAAAACATCAAATGGTGTTTCCATAGCTATCCTTCCTATGTCCACTACTCAAATGTGAGAACTTGTTTTTAAAACTGTACCAAGTATGAACCACGTAGATTAAATTATCACGCTATTTTTTATATCTTAGTCTAAAATGCTTTCTCTTTGACATTGCATTCCAAAAACCTGACATTTGAGGACTGATTCCCTCTGGAAGTTCAGGAATTGGTACAACTTGCAATGCCTGTGGCTTTTCAATCCCTAATTCTATTAGTTGAGAAATAGACATTGTTTCAAAAGCTGGACAAAATGTTCTAAGCTGTGAAAGATTGAATATTTCTTCCTTGCCTCGTAGTTTTACTTTGTACTTGTATCTTGCCATATTACCTCGTTTGAGTTGACATGGTTCATACTTGGTACAGTCAATTTCAGATTCAATTTTCAAAGATCTAATTAATTTCTGATTCTATTATACACGTATTCATATTCATATCAAGTTAAAAATCGTTCAATTTAGATTTTAAGCTAATTCAGAAAAAATATTGAACTAATCAAAATGATTTTAAATTGTGCCGTTCTTGCGAATGCCGTTATTCAATTTGGTTTGTCATTTCGACTGTCACCATTAGATCATATCCAAAACGATATATCAAGGTTTTTTTTCATTTGAATGCATTTTTTTTCATTAACGTGTATTTTTCAACGGTTCACAGGCGAAAAAACACAGATATAAGAGAAAAACACACAGCTAAACACAATTAGCTTGCACCTGCTTACACAATCTGATACCCTCTCTCCATTTACTGCTACCCTGCAAAAAATCTGAAAAATAACTTGCTACTTTTTTGAAAATGTGGTACGGCTTGGCGCTTTTTTAAAATATGGAAGGGGGAAAGCCCGTAGTTCCACGTATAATATACCCCTTCACATTTTTTTACTAAATATTCATCCAGACGTTACTTGTCTCTTTATATTCATTACTCATAACACCTTGCACAAATCTTTCAAGCTCCTCATCCTTCAACCTGTCTTTACGAACTTCCACTTCCATCTCGGCATCGGTCGCCATTTGTTCGACCCAATATCCCACAGCCATTTGAAGAGCGTCCAATCTATCGTCATGGATTAACGCACCTTTATCTTTTGTAATACGTGTCATCTGGTGAAAGAGCATATACTTAGCCTGACTTTCACTTGGATAATTTTGAACTGTCTGTATATCTTTTTCAATTACTTGTGGATCTATAACGAGTCGATGTTGATTCATTACAGGTTCAAGAGTATCTATTATTCTTTTTTCTTTTTGAATATTAGATCTAACTTCTTCCATAGTAACATCATACACTTTTCTTAGTATAGGTTTCCACAGTTCCATGAACATACCATCACCAAAATTTGACTCTATCAGGATAAGATTTACGTTATTTCTTCTGGCAATGACTGATAGTGTTTGTAGGTTATCCTGTTTATACCCTCCTTGTAATCCTCCACACTCTGTCACATAGAGAATACCATTTAACATCTTTACTACTGCATATCCTGTTTCATCTCTTCCTCTACCACTAGGATCTACGGAGAGTACACTACCTGTATACTCTAACCATTCTCCTATTTTTGTTTGAGGAGAATAATAACCATCACCGGGCAGTCCTACATTTGGAAGATCTGTAAGTTTATGTTCTGGATCTTTTGACCACACAGGTTTTTCAGGTGCTTTTTCTCCGTCCAGAGACATTACAATCAAGTCATTAAGTTTAAGAGGGTACTTATCGGCATCAGAAAGACTTGTATCTAACTGGAACTGTAGATTGAAGCCTGACCTACCGTATGATAACTCTCTTTCTGTAAGATCTTCGTCATCAAAACGTAGAGGATCAGTAGGTTCACCTATTTTATTTGATTCAGCGATTAATGGAGCTAATTTATCACCATATCTCACCTTTTGTTCATTTGTAGGAAACCTAGAAGGCCATATTCTTACTGAATAACCTCTCTCTGGAAGTGTTTCATACAGTGACATCTCTGTTTGAGGAGTTCCGAGATAGATAATAGATCCTTCTGGTTTCAGAATAGCATCAAATTCTTTAACTGACTCAGACAATTTATCTCTCATTGATTGAGTCATGGAGTTATTAGGAACCTCCACATCATCCGCCACGATAAGATCTGCTCTACTACCAGCTAACTGTCCAGTTATACCTACACTTTTCACTGACGGGGAATGTGAAGCTAATGCAGGGCCAACATCGAATGCTACCTTGGACTGTCTTTGACCTTCTCTTGATCTTAGATGTTGAAGAATAGGTATTTCGTGTATAAGTCGTTGTGTAAAGGTAGAAAAGTCATCAGATCTAACTTTTGATGCTGATACTACCAGAACTTTTAATTCTGGATCAAGAAGTAGTGTATGACAGACGAATGCAGAGGTGATATAGCTTTTACCTACTCCACGAAAGGCCTCTATTACTCCACGTTTAGGTTTATTCTGTAGAAATGTAGCTATATCATATTGAACTGGTGTAGGATCAGGTAAATTGAGGTGTTTCCAACAGATAAATAAGAAGTTTCTAAAATCTTTTAGTTTATTATCCATTAATTACAGTATATATTTTAAATAATCTTTAGTTATCCATTTTATCCAATCAAATTTATTAGATGATAAAGATATATTTCTGTTTATCCTCTTTGGTTTAGCTAAAGGAGATATAATAATTGATTCTTTCACACATGTTGGACAGTATGTTTCCATTGTCTTAGAACTAAAGATTAATTTACAACCTTCTACCCGTTTACAAACTTCTATGTCGATAACCTCGGTAGCATATATAGTAATAGGTAGTATAAGTACTAAGATAGTGATTAATATTGATTTCATGTTTACCTTTTATATATGTTTAACCCTCCCCCCATAACTATAAGGGGAGTTAATTAGTCATATATAATAATATCAATACTTTAACTATTTAGGCTACTTGAGTAGATTTAGTAGGTGAATACTGTGTATTTAAGTTCTCTGAATCATCATATGTACCTTTATTACGTACTCCTTTAATCTGTCTTGGACCATAAATAATCACTTCATGATAGGCTTCAGGTTTAAATTCTTCTTGAGGTATTCCACTTTCTTTAACTTTGGTACTATCTGGATGATATTGTATTAAAGATGCTGAGTAGCCTCCCTCCCTAGCTATCTCTGTGAAATCACCTGATTGTATGAAAGATGATAACTCTTCCATATTTAATTCACCTCTACGTGTAGGATGTCTATGTTGCCATCTCCATGTCTCTTCTGGGAAATATGGTTTTTGACCGGGTAATAGTTGAGTAGGATCTCTTGATTGAAGACCTAAATTACCATCTTCACCTACGACAGTTTGTTGAGTTATTAAATCTGAAGCATTCATCTGTGTATCAATTACTTTTCGATGAAAGGAGGTTAGTAGTGCCTCTCCCTCCTCTTTTGGAAGGCTCTTAATCTCTCTAGTTATTATTCTTTGAGTTGCTGCTATTATATTTTTATAATCTTTTGGATCTCTAATCCATCCTAACTCATATCCATAAACAGCTATATTTAAAGGTGACTCAGGTGCTAAGTATACTTCTACTATTTCAGGTTCATATACACCACCATTAGCATCTCTAATTTCTTGTATCTCAGTAGATCTAATTTCATTCCAATTCTCATCTTTACTATTTTTATATATTACTGCATCATCAGGATCAGATGTAAAGCTACTACCACTTCCATAATATCCTTTATCTCTTGCTGAATAAGGTTTCCCGGTATTATTAGGTTTCCAAGGAGCAAACTGTCTTTTACCTTTTATTTTAACAAAGGTAGGAGATCCATGAAAAAATTTCTGTGGTCGAGGTAGGACTTCACCATTTGCAAATCTCTCATGTTTATTTCTATGAGTCATTAAATTTCCTCTTCCCCAATGTATTCTTTGAATAGCATCATTATAAGGTTTCTCAAATATCAGAGAATTTAATTC